TCAAGCTACTTTTGGAGGGAAAACGTCATCTAAAGAACAGTTTGCCCCTAATTTTTGTAATGCTTCAACAATGGCTCGGCAGTCATTTAAGCTAGGAGTTCTAATGCTTAACTCATAGTTAGCAATTCGTGACTGACCCCATCCTATTGATGAAGCTAAAACAGCTTGAGAAATTCCCAGTTTTTTTCGCTGTTCTGCGATGTTATTCATGTGTGTATCCTCCTTGTTTATTCCACTATTACACACAATATGTGATTAACTGTCAATCACAAAACGTTTAAATACATTTATCACGGTTTGTGTTAAAAGGTATACATGAAAAAAGTAAATGAAGTTATTGGCGAAAGGTTAAAATCCATTCGTGAATCAAGAGGACTAAGTCAAGCTCAATTAGCTAAATTGTGTGGCTACTCTGCTGCGTCCAGAATAGGAAACTATGAGCTTGGAGAGCGTAAGATTAGCGCTGATGATGCAATTGTTATAAGTGAAGCCCTTGGTATATCGCCAGCTGAATTAATGTTTGGCAGTCAAAGTGACCAAGTGATCAAAAATTACGAATACCCTCTATTCACGAAGGTACAGGCTGGAGCTTTCTCAACAGAATTTAACTCATACACTCAGAAAGATGCTGTGTCGTGGATACCTACAGCTAAGAAAGCCAGCGAACGTTCTTTCTGGCTAGAGGTTGAAGGTCAATCAATGACAGCACCACCAGGAGGTAAGCCAAGTTTTCCAGAAGGAATGCTTATCTTGGTTGATCCTGAGGAAGAAGTAGAGTTCGGAGATTTCTGTGTCGCTCGTTTGCTAAATGATGAATTCACATTCAAACGATTGATTAGAGACGGTGGGATTGAGTATCTAGAGCCATTAAACCCACGCTATGACCTGATCCCTATTAACGGTAACTGCACAATCATAGGTAAGGTAATCAAGTCACAGTGGCCTGACGACACGTTTTAGGGTGTGGCGAAAATAATATTTCCCATTTTGGGAAAAAACATATAAGATTGAATAAAGGCCTGAATTACTTGCTATGAGAATAATAGGAAAAGAAAAGATTATTGCCTTTTACACAAAACATAATCAAGCAAAGGCTCCTTTAGAATCATGGCACGATGAAGCTGTAAGATCTAAATGGAAAACCTCGCATGATATTAAAACCAAATATTCGTCTGCTAGTTTCTTAGCTAAAAATCGTGTTATTTTTAATATAAAAGGAAATGATTTTAGGCTTTTAGTTCAAGTTATCTACTCAAATGATATGGTAATAATTGAAAAAATTGGAACTCATGCAGAATACGATAAATGGGGGCTAAAATGAATGAATTTACACCTCGACTCATAAAGAATGATAATGATCTGCAGTCATTTATGACGAGGATTATTGAGCTTGCAGAGAGAAACCCAATAGAAGGTACTAAAGAATTCGACGAGCTTGAATTGCTAGGAATTCTTATAGAGCACTATGAAAGCAAGCATTACCCCATTTCAAAGCCAGATCCTATTGATGCAATAAAGTTCAGAATGGAACAACAAGGATTAACAAATAAAGACATGACGCAATTCATGGGTTCTTTATCTAAAGTTTCTGAAGTGTTAAATAGAAAAAGACCACTAAGTTTATCGATGATAAGGCGACTACATGATGGCCTTGGCATACCAGCTGATATACTAATTCAAGACATGAATGACGTTGAGTGGCTTGAAATAGATGCAAAATTAACATCAGAAAAATTTAATTTCGCTATAACACCTGAAGTATCTGATCAGGATAACTATGAAAATTCATTATCTCGAATGAGAAAATTTGGCTCATCAATAAAAAAATATGTAAAGGATTATATTTTTGATGAATGCTCCGAAAAGCTTACCTTCAATGAGAGTGATAAGATTGTAATAAAAGCTTATCGTCAGGCAAGTGTGCCAGAATTAAAAGAAACTGAATCTGTTAAAAGTGACTATTGTTTTGTGGGATAGAAACATGAAGATAAAACTTACTAATAAGAGAGTGCACAAACTCTCTATAGAGCCGATTGAAAAAGAAAATAAAATAAAGAAAAAGAAAAAAGAAAACCTACAACAAGAATTTTCTTTCGAGGATCAGCTTTTTGTAAATAAAAATGACAAAAAAAAGATAAGAATCAGATATATAGTTAATTTAAGTATTGAAAGCATTTTTGCTTTATATTTAGAATATGATTTTGACTTCGATATTGATGGCGAAGTAGATGATACCTTTAAGGATTCGTCCGAGATAAAAACATCAATTCCTAGTTACACATATCCTTATATCAAAACTTTTATAGAAACGGTAATTACTAACTGTGACTATCCAAAAATACAAATCCCTACAATTAATTTTTACGATTTAGATGACAATATTGAAATAGAAGATTAATTTTTTATTCAGCATCACACCCCAGCCCTCTCCGCGAGGGCTTTTTTGTGCCTTCCATATTCACCTATAATTAATTGGTTTACATAAATAAATTTAAATTAACACTTAACCTAAATAGGTATAAATTAACAAAAGCAATTTATCTTATGGACGGTTAATTCATGATTAAATTTGGGGTTGTAGCCGTGATTTTATTGGCTTCACTTTTAGTTATAAATATCAAAATACAAAATGATAAAATACAATCTATTACTGATGAAAATCAGTTCGAGTGTATCAAGCATAACCATACAAAAAATAACGAAAATCCCCCTCATTCTCACAACAAACACCTCACGCCTCAATTTAATATCAAAGCAATACAAGAAAGTTGCTATGAAAGGTGGAGCTTAAAAATGGATCGCCACTACTAATTACCCAATTTAATCCCTCCAAAGAAGTGATCTGCATTCCAACCTTATGTGACCAACAACACATTTCGTGTTTATTTATCATTTATTTTATATTTCAAATCATCAGCTTAATTTAAAAACAAACAAATAAACACATTTTGTGGTTGACATTAAAATCACAATTTGTGAATATACTATCCATCAACGGAACACAGCACGTTGATGTTCTTTAACAACGATGATGGCGAGCTGTGTATTAGCTATCAGAACGGTGACGCTGATAAAGCGTCAACCTTCTCAGAAGGTTTTGGGATTGGTGAATGCGTGTAGCTCAACGGTAGAGCGAGGCCATAAAGCTGGGGTTTTGGGTTCGAATCCCATCACGCAAGTAGGAAGTAATTACCTACCACCAATCACCAAAGCCAACTGTTTGGAGGATATATGGCAACTATTACAGTTAAAAAATCACGCAAGCCTGAGTTTTTACGTGGAGCATCTGCAAATAGACGTCACGCCAGACGGAAAGCAGAAGCTATTGCAAAAAAGAGTATTGAGTTGAAATTAGAATCAGTATTTCCTCAGGAGAAAAGACTTACATCAGTAGAAAAAACACTGTCACTAAGTCACATACCAGTTACTAGAAATATTGAACCTAAATTCAAACCATCGGTAGATAACTGTTGCTTACCTAATGTAGCAGTATTTTCAGGAGTTAAAACAAAACAGCCGAGCAGTGAGTTCGGGGTGACGGCGAGATAGGAGAATAACGTGGTTCAATCAAACAGAGTTCAAATTATGTATAGAACAGCGGATCAAGTATCTCGTGTATCTAATGAGTTGGCTGGCTCGTTTATGTACTTCGCAAGAGCTGATGACGCTATGGAAAGCGGTTTGTTTTGTCAGAAATTAGTTGTTCCATTTTGGGGGCATGAAGACAAATTCGATTTCCTAGATAAAAGATTTGAAGTGAAAAAAATCAGCGATTTGACGCCAACAGAGCAAGGTTTACTTTCTAATAGTTAACTAATCCCAGTCCATTCTGTGGGCTGTGGTGAGTTGATTAATAGATAGGAGATAGAGATGGAAATATGGTTTAAGGAATTTGAGTCACATGGACGTCAGATTTTAGTTAAGAAAGTCCATGAAATAGATGAGCAAAAAGTCGGAGTGCAGTATTGCTGGCCTGAGAAAATTTTTGAGGTCGACTTTGGATTGTGGATAGATTACGACGACGATGACGAGGAAAGCTTTGATAAAGCGGAAGAGGCACGCAACAAGCTATTCGACACCATCGATCAGGAAGCAGTAGATACCGCGGTGAGTAACTTAATTCAAAAACTCAAGCTTGATGATTAGCATCGTATTTAGTTAATAACGGAGGGAGTATGATAGATAAACTTTACACCTACGGAAATATGCCACATAAGCAGTTTCCTAGTCATCGAGAGGAATTACGCGACAAGTTCGCAATGGCTGTTATGCAAGGTGATTTCGCTGCACAGGATGCTGTGGAGATGGGGTATTACACAAATGATACTCCTGATGAATTTCTGGTAAAAAGAGCTGAGTTCTACTACCGCATGGCAGATGCAATGTTAAAGGCTAGGGGGTGATATGGATATAGAAAAATCACCATTCCCTTGGTTTTTAGATGATGATGAAATCAAAGATGCTGAAAATGAACTGGTAGCCGATGTTGGTTTTGCCTACGAATCGGACGCGCACATTATCGCGGCGGCGCCAGAGTTATTAGAGGCTTTGATTGAAATGCAACGTAACGGACGCAAGCAAGGATGGGATAATAAATATGAGTCGTCAATGGAAAAGACTCGTTTAGCAATCGCAAAAGCCCTCGGTCAGCAGTAACCCACCATTTAATCATTCATATCGCTATTAATAGTGAGGAATATGCACATAAGGAACATAGGAAATGGCAAATGAATTAGTCGTAATTGAACAAGCTACGGCGCTAGATTTGTTTACGGCACCAGAAAAAGTAAATCAGATGCTAGAGCACATTAAGTCTCTTGCAGAAGAAGAGCGTAAAGAACTCGACAGTGATTTCTCAGTAGCTAAAAACCGAAAGGCTTTTGCATCTCTGGCGTACAAAGTTGCTCAAACAAAAACGTATATCGACAAGGAAGGTAAAGCGGTTGTCGATAAGTTAAAAGAGCTACCAAAAAAAGTTGATGCTAGTCGTAAGCTATTTCGAGACGAACTAGATGCATTAAGCACAGATATTCGCAAGCCACTAACAGAGTGGGAAGCGCAAGAAAAAGCTCGCGAAGAAGCCGAAGCGCTTAAGAAGCAAATCGAAGTTGATCATGAAGAAGCTCTGCAAATGAACGAGCTGTTTGATTTACGCAAAGCTGAAGAAGAACGCAAGCGCATTGCTCGTGAAGAAGAAATGAAACAACAAGCTGCGGAGCAGGCAAGACTTGAAGCTGAGCACAAAGCACAGCAAGAAATTGAAGCAGCAGCACAGCGCGAACGCGAAGCAAAAGAAGCTGCCGAACGCGCTGAGCGTGAAAAGCAGGAAGCTATTCAACGTGCAGAGCAAGCGGCAAAAGAAGCCAAGGAAAAGGCAGAGCGCGATGCTAAAGAAGCCAAGGAAAAGGCTGAACGTGAGAAGCAATTAGCTATCGAAGCCGAACGCAAGAAAGCGCAGGAAGCAGAGCAGGCGAGATTAGCAGAAGTTGAACGTAAGCGTCAGGAAGAAGCTAAACGTCAGGCTGATAAGGAACATCAGAAAGCAATTAACAATCAAGCCATGCAAGATTTAATTGATGCTGGCATTCCAGAAGAGTGCGCCAAGAATTGCATTATCGCTATCGCTAAAAACCTAGTATCAAACGTAAAAATTCACTACTAACCCACCGCACCAACACCAGATAATCACCCTATCGCTCACCTAGCGAGGTAAAAATGAAATCAGAATATTACATCACTATGCGTGATTGCATGGCGGTGCGTATCACTACGCCTCAAGCACGTAAGAATAAACGTACAAGTCCATGGTTATTCAGTTTAGCTGTGGTCATTGTGACAACCGTTGGCGTAATACCGACATTTGTAAGTTGAGGTGATTATGCAAATTTCATACAGCTACTCGAACGGAACTCGGGTAGTAGACGGCAAAACAGTCATGTAATTTGACGAAAGTAGCAAGCTTAGTATTGAGACAGGAAGTTTCGCTGAGTTGGCTAAATTAACGGAGATTGACTCAGTTGAGGCAATAGAATATGTACTCGATTGTGACGATGAATCGCTTGAACGGACTATCAATGCGATAGGCAAGGAAGCCTTTATTAACAGGGTATTGAGAGTTTCTAACCTAAGGAGGGTTGCGTGACACAACATCAACAGTGGCTAGAAGAATTACGCAGGAAGCGTAAAGAATCGCAGGAGCGCGAACACGATGAGTTTATGTATCAAACAGAAGTGTTAGGACGACAAGGATTGTCGATACCGTTAAAGGATTTTGCAGGAGATTTTCAATGAACGTTTCTAATTCCTACCCTACCGATAAATACCCTCAATTAGCATCACCATCACTAGCAAAAAACAGAGAGGAAGCTCTGGCTCAAGCAATTGCAATGATTGAGGGTCATTTGCCGAATACGAGTGTGAAGGAGAGAGAAAAACGATTAGCAATGGAACTGCTGCACATGAACTTGGACGCATCGAAAAACCACCCTCCTATTCCTCCACATATTCAAGCGTTACGTGATGCAGAAAGGAATTCTGCACCGAGCAATAAATTTGAAGTCGATTACTACGGAAGTGATCGTCGTTCTGGTCAATATTTGGGAGATTAATGTGACATACCGAGTAGTAGATACAGAGACTTGTGATGTTGACAGCGGAATAGTTGAGATTGCAAGCATCGACATTAACAACAATGAAATTGATTACACATCTCAGAAATCCCACTTTGTAAACCCACAGAAACCAATCTCAATAAGCGCAATGGCTATTCATCACATCACTGATGAGATGGTTGTTGATTCTCCTCTCATTGATGACGTTATAGGTAATTATAAGGGTTCTGATTATCTAGTTGCACATAACGCAGAGTTCGATAAGCGGATGATGCCGCAAATGGATGTTCCGTTTATTTGCACGTTAAAGCTGGCGAGACGCTTATACCCAGAATTAGAGAGTCACAGTAATCAATATCTACGCTATGCACTGAAACTGGATGTTCATGTGCCAGAGGGTTTACACGCTCACAGAGCGCTATATGACTGCATTGTGACAGCATCATTATTTAAACGAATCAAGGATGATTCAGGGTGGTCGGACAAGGAAATGTTAGAAATAACAAGTCAGCCATCACTATTAAATAAGTTACGTTTCGGTAAGTACAAAGGAATGACATTCGCCGAAATTAAGAAAGAAAACACAGGTTATTTAACTTGGTTGCTCAATCAGCCTGATTTAGATCCTGATATTGAGTTTTCAATTAAATACTGGCTGGAGAAAAAAGATGAGTGAGGTATATAAAGCAATAAGTAATGTAGCCAAGGAAATGGCTGAAACAGGAATAAAAAAAGGAAGTAAAAATCAACAGCAAGGGTTTATGTTCAGAGGAATTGACGCTGTATATAACGCCCTTGCTCCAGCTTTAGTTAAGCATGGATTGCTTATTCTTCCACGGATCATTGAACGCTCAGTCACGGAAAGACAAACGCAAAGAGGTGGTCAGCTATTCTACGTTGTGGTTAAGGCTGAATTTGATTTTGTTGCCACGGAAGATGGCAGTAAGCACACGGTAGTGACTTATGGTGAGGCTATGGATAGCGGAGATAAAGCCACAAATAAAGCCATGTCGATTGCATATAAATATGCTGCATTTCAAGCGTTCTGTATTCCAACAGAAGAAACAGCAATTGATGCAGATGCGGAAATTCATAACGTGGCGCCACGGACGGCAGAGCAGGTGTTAGCTGATTACACTAACTTCCTTGGAACAGCTACGAATCAGTCACAAATCATGGATGAGTACAAAAAAGCATGGAATGCATTGGCTGGTACTGAATCACAAAAGGAATGTGAACGTGTAACAGGCATTCGAATTAAAGAACTTAAGGAAGCTGCATAATGGCAAGTAAAGGCGTGAATAAATGTATTCTCATTGGTCATTTGGGGCAGGACCCTGAAATTCGGTACATGCCGAGTGGTGGCGCTGTTGCAAATCTCACATTGGCCACATCGGAATCGTGGCGTGATAAACAAACTGGCGAGATGAAGGATCGGACTGAGTGGCATCGAGTGTGCATCTTCGGAAAATTAGCCGAAATTGCAGGTGAATATCTGAGAAAAGGAAGTCAGGTATATATCGAGGGCTCACTGCAAACCAGAAAATGGCAAGACCAAATCGGACAAGACCGATACACAACGGAAGTAGTGGTCAATATTGGTGGAACAATGCAGATGCTAGGCGGTAACGGTGGTAATCAGGCGGGAAGCCAGAAGACACAGCAATCAGCGCATCAACCGCAAGCACCACAAAACGAACCCCCTCAAGATTGGGATGATCAAATACCTTTCTAACCACCCTACCCGTTTAACCAAAGGATATAACCATTGCTCAGTGCAAGGATGCAAACAGGAGATAGATATGACAGATAAACTCAAAAAAGAAATTAACATCCTTCAATGTAGAGCGGCAGCAGTAAAGATTGATTCACAAATCATGAATAAGCTTTCTACCTACATTCAGGTATCTGCGTTTTTAATTAGTAAGGGGGAGATTGATAGAGCTGAGAGCTGGTTACATATAGCAATGGATAACGGAATGGAGCCAAGCATCTTTGACGATCTAAAAGATAGCGATGGCAACAAAAAGGATATTGATTCTTGGGTTAGTAAACAACTGAATGGCGAAATTTGCTTTGAGCAATCAGTTGATTTAATTCGCAATAAGTTTCCAGAAATCGAAAAGCTACGGACAGCTTAATTTAACTCGCAGGGATGCAATGAAGAGGAATGAATAATGGCAATAGTTCAATATTACGTTGATGCGGAATCGGTAAATATGGAAACCGAATTATGCGAAATAACCGATGATGAAAAATACACGCTTGATAATAACAGCTATGAGAAAGACTCCAGTGGAGTTGATTTAGAGTGCTGCGTCATTGATTGTGCGGAAGAATACCATAACCATCACGACGGCTGGGAGGTTCCATGGCCAGTGTGTTTTATTGTTTGGATTGACGATGTATGTAAAGGCAAGTTTAGCGTTGAGTGTGAATTCACGCCAGTGTTTTCAGCTAAAAAGGTGGAATGAATATGAACAGTTTTACATATCACGGGCAATTTATGAAATTCACACTGCCAGAACCAGACCCCAAGAATGTTTGCAATCTTTGTGGTGATAATGTTGGCAAAGACAATTTAATCCAAGCTAAGGCGGCAAATATTTGTTTTGAGTGCTCTGACTTGGCGAAAGAAATTGCAGATGAAAAGCGTAAGGAATTGGCAGAAAAGGAAATTAAAGAAATTATTCGATTAATTGAAGGTTACGCTATTAAAACTGACAGTGCAGATATTGCCAGTCCGCTTCATCAAGCTGGATATAGAAAGGTGGAGTGATGGGTAAATCAAGACAGCAGTTTGAAGAGACAATAAAGAAACTTAGCGACCCGTCAGAATTTGAATCAAAACTTAAACGTGCGAATAACGGATTAAATTACGCTGACCAATATGTAGATTTAATGTGGATTGCATGGCAAGCATCACGCGAGAGTTTAGTTAATAACTTAAAGCCATTGGTTTATGCATCAGAGAAAGATATTTCAGATTTAAAAATATTCACTTATTTATTTACAGAAAAACAAAGTTCAGATTCAGTTAATATCCCACTCTACCGCTTAGATTAAATAACCATGCAAATAATCGGATATGTATTACTCATGCTAATGCAGGGTTCTGCTGTGCCTGTAACGGAAGATTTATATACGCAATCGGAATGCAATAAACGTGCTGAATATTTAATGTCAGTGCGGAATGTTAAAGTTATTTGTGGTGAGGTAATGAGAGATGAATAAATTAAAAGAGGAAATAATTAATCTTCTAAAATACAACAAATTGACAAATGCTGAATTATATTACTTATGTAGTCCTGAATACTCTAAAAGTCAGGTTAGTTGTGTAATTGGTCATTTAGAAGCAGGTGGAATTATCAGGAAAGGAATTTGCGAATATTGGGAGCCAACCAATGAATAAATACTCCGAACTATCTGACTTCGAGATTAATAAAAAGGTTGCTGAAAAGTTAGGTGCAGAATGGTTTGTTACAACCACTGTGTGGGATGAATTAGTTGTCATGGTGGGTAGTAAGTGCTTCAAACCTTGCAACAACCCGTCAGACGCAATGCCTATTATTATTGAGAATGAAATATCGATGATTAAAAGCTCGGGCGGCTGGATGTGCTGCCATGGTTCAGTTGGTCATGTTTATCATGGAAGTTTATACCGTGGCGCTATGGAATTATTCTTAATGATGAAGGATACGGAGAATGAAGGCTGACTACGGAGGTAGCCACACACCAAAGGAATTGCGTGATAGATGGCAAACTAAGAGGTAAATGATATGCCAAAAGCCAGATATATAGATATAGAGGAAATGAAAAAACTATTCACATACAATCCAGATACAGGAGATTTAATTTGGAATTATCGAGATGTCTCTGAGTTCAAAAATGAACATGCAGCCAAATCATTTAATAATAAAAAAGCTGGAAAGGTTGTTGGTAATATCAGGGTAAATAAGAATGGAAAAAAATATAGGTCAATAAAAACCAACACCCAAACTCATCTAGCGCATAGAGTTTGTTGGGCTATCTATCACAATGAGCAACCTGAAATGATTGACCATATTAATGGAGATGGAACCGATAATAGAATATCTAATTTAAGAAGTGTTAGCGTTACTGAAAATAATAGAAATGCCAGAAGGCATAAAACTAATACATCTGGATATTCTGGTGTATCGAAATATAGCGAGTGTAAATGGCAAGCTAGTATATGGGTGGGAAATAGACAGATTAATTTAGGGCACTATGATACAAAAGCGGAAGCAGTAGCCGCTAGAAAGTCCGCTGAAAAAGTTTGCGGATATCACAAAAATCACGGTTCAACTAGACCGCTTTAATATAAAACCACGAAAGATAATTAATACTGTCGATAGAGACGAGTTAATTAATATCGGTAATAAAATATTAAATGAATGGAAAATAGCATAGGTGAATTATGAGATTAATAATTCGCGGTGAAGTCACGCCCATAGAAAGGATTGCTATTAATGAGGCACTGGAAGCCCATAAAAAGAAATACAATAGAACTGGAATAATCGTTAGCCACAAAATAAAGATAGGAAAGAATATTTACCCCGTCGAAATAGAAAACTGTCGTAAATCATATATGGTCACTTTGCGTAATAAAAGGCAAAGACTATGAATGCACAGGCAATGGAAAACGCACGGAGGCAAATAGCAAAGGAATGCTTAATCGAACTCAGAAGCCACGGAATACCCAACGACAAACTAACAACTCAGATCCTCGATAAATACACACCAAAGTTTAAGCCTCTAAATCACACAAAGTACAACACCAAAGATGTTATGTGCCAATACATCAGAAATCTGCAAAAGGAAGAGAAGAATGGAATATAAATTATTACGTTTGGATGAAGTTTTAGATAGAACAGGATATAGCAAGTCATGGACTTACAAATTAATAGATAAAGGAGAGTTTCCAAAGCAAGTTAAAATAGGCTCTCGTTCGGTTGCTTTTATTGAAAGTGAAATTAACGAATGGATAGAGCAACGAATTAATAACACTCGCTGCCCTGAAAAAACTATCAATTGAATTTCATTTCTTTTTACTTCTCAGCTCATCTATATAATCAGCATACCACTGCATCATCTCCCTTCTACCCTCCAAATACAGCGCATGGTTATAAGTACCACGGATAGAGTTTTTATCAACATGAGCAAGTTGTAACTCTATCCACGCTGTATTAAATCCTTTCTCATGCAATATTGTGCTCATGGTGTGTCTAAAGCCGTGACCAGTAGCTCTGCCTCTATAACCCATTCTTCCAATCATTGTATTTATTGCCATTTCGGACAGATGTTTTTTATGGTTAGTTCGGCTAGGAAAAATATACTGGTAATCGCCACTTATTGGCTGTATTTGACGCAGTAAAGAAATCACCTGATCTGACATTGGTACAACATGAACTCTCCCCATCTTCATTATTTTTTCTGGTAGTTTCCATGTTCTACTTTCAAAGTCGATAAATGACCATTCTGATTTTCGTAACTCTCCAGGTCTTAAACCAGTAAGCATTAAAATGTTTAAAGCGGTTCTTACTATCTGACTTCCTTGGTACTTATCTACTGAAGATAAAAACTCAGGCAACTCATCAGCTAATAAGTACGGGTAATTTTCTCGCTGATGCGGAATAAATGCGCTAGCTAAGTCAGGAGCAGGATTGTATTCAGCTCGTCCAGTGATAATGGCGTATTTCCAGACCTCACCACAACGTTGCCTCACCTTCTTTAATTTCTCGGTAACACCACGTTTCTCCATTATCGAAAGCACTTCAAGCAATTCGAGAGGTTTAATCTCTGCTATTGGGCGATCTCCAATGTATGGGAAAACATCATTTTCAAATGCTTCCATCATGTCATCACGGTAACCTTCAGACCATCGGTCTTTTCTTCCCTCATACCACTCTAGAGCAATGTTTTTAAACGTATTGCTTCCATCGAATTTTGAATCCCTTTTCTTATCCTTCTTTATCTTGTTGGGATCAACACCATCAGATAACTGCCGTTTTGCGTCATCCCTTTTTTTTCTGGCTTCCGCGAGAGTTATAGTTGGGTAGACACCGATAGCTAGAACTTTTTCTTTGCCATCTATACGGTATTTTAATCTCCAATATTTACTTCCTGATTTTGTAACTAATAGATATAAACCTCCTCCATCGAATAGTTTGTAGTCCTTTTCTTTTGGCTTACTGCTATCAACTTGCTTAACTGTTAGTTTCATATTGGGGGTATTAAATATTAAGGGGGTATAATGTTCCCCCAT